GATGTAATCGTAAAATCTCCAGCATTGTAAATGTTGAAGTCTTCAAAATACTCATGGTAGAGCACTCGGCTAGGTTGTTTTAATAAACCACCTGAACCAGTTGAGCTGACGTTGGTAACGCCGGATGTAAAGTGTGTAGACATAAACAGCCTCCTATAATTAATGACCATTGCAAGCACCATGCTCGCAACATTTATACTACAAGTTGATGATACTACTAGGCCGTTTTTTGTGCAACCTGTAAAAGTTTTAGCCTTTTTATAGTGCACTCAGCATTTTTGTGTAATATGCCTTGCCCGCCATTCATAACCCAGGCATGAATGTTGTCTTGCCTATCGTCAATTAAAACATGTCCAGGAGCAGCATAAATACCTTTATGCTTGCCTTTAAGAGTACCAGTGACTACTGGCATAGGGTGTATGTGTTTTTTGATCCAGGCAATCTTATCTCGCATAACTTTGAGTCTATTTACGTTGCCGCTACAGGTTAAGATCTCCCAATACACACCAGTGGTTTTGACATAGTTTATTAATAGATCCATGTCCGGCATTTTAGGCAAATCTAAAAACAAACCTTTGTTTGATAGCTCAATTTTTCTATCATCGTAGGTGTTTTCATCCACCAGCGGTCCGTTTAAATATTTCGGGCCCGTCACTCCTGTCACAAAATCTGCTAACACGCCATCCATATCTACAAATATTTTTTTCATCTAGTTTTTATACTCGTTATTGTAACTTTTTGCAAGTTTTTCCAAACTTAATTAAACAAAAAAAAGGGCCCTGTTTGGGCCCTTTGTAATACTGAGTTATAAAGTGTATTACGACTTCTAGTTATGCACCTTGAGATCCATAGATTCCTCTCCAATCAGAGAAACCGAATGAGTATCTTTCTCTTGCTTTGTATCTGATATTCCCGGATGAGAAGTCTGGTTCCATAGATGTCTCCATTGGAGATCTTTGGAACATTTTAAGTCCTTCACCCATTTCGTTTACAGAAGTCAGAATAAAGTAAGCATCTGGATCATTTAGATAATGATTCACAACGTAACCACCAGGTAAAACACCTGTGTTTCTGATTGCGTTGATATCGTTATCAGCAGTTCCAGATCTTTGTTGAGAGTTTAAGATTCTGTCAGCTACAAAAACTAACTGCGGTGGTATCACCAGCTTGTCAGCTTGTACTGAGATTGTTAAACCTCTGTCGTCTGTAAATGTTGAAATATCAATCAAAGAGTCTTCGAGTGAAGCCTCATTTAGGTCAGCCATAGTTGTTGCTCTGTTAGCAGCCGTACCTCCACCTGCAAGTGGGTGTGAGCTGTTAATTAGAGAAACGCCGTCTCCTCCAGTAAAACTAGATGAGAAAGCATTGTTTAACACATCGGCACCTTTGACTTCTTTTGTGTTAGCCATAGATTTTGCCAATGCTTTGACGTACCTTTTACCCAGACTGTCATATAAATTGTCCTCAACAGCCTCTTCAGTAAGTGCAAACGCTAGTGCCACGGTGTCGTGGGTATATCTTGCGCTAAAACTTTCTGAAGCGTTGTCGAATTGGACAGCTTGACCTTCTGATTTAACTGGTGCTGAACCAAATCCTGAAATTAAAACTTCTTCTTCAAATGCTCTACTTGAGTCTTCGATTACGAATATATCTTCATACTCTCTGTCGTACTCATCATAATTCATTCCAAAAAGTGCGTTTAAACCAGGTTCAAGTTCCTTCGCTAGTTGTGCTCTTGAAATTGCCATTATTTATCTCCTTATGCTAAACCAGCACCTTTTTGTCCCATAATGTGATTTTGTATCACACATAAAACATTAGTGTTAGCCGATGCAACATCGTCATTATCGGGATCCTGGGAGATATCTAATGCTTTTAATGGCAATGTAGCTGTAGTAGCTCCAGTTGTCACGTCTAGCTCCATGTTAGATCTTCCAGACTTAGTATCACCCACTGGTGATCCATCAACAATGTCGAAATTTCCGAACAAATCAGCCACAGGCAAAGCTGCGTCTGCTTGTATTTCAAAAACAACATTAGGATCATCAATGATGAACGCGATTATATCCGAGGCAGAAACACTGCCCTTGTAGTGGTTACTAAAAACTTGTTCACCAGAATCGGGGTCCGTGAATTGGCATCCATTGAACACACCCACGATCGGCACAGAACCGGTCGCTGCATGTCGTCCGATTACACCGGCTGTCAATTGTGTTACAAGATCGCCTTGAAATATCGGAGTTGTAGCTCCGCTTGCGATTCTGTATCTAGATTGACCTCCAGAAAAGGGTGCGCCACCCATTTGACGAACAGGTCTTAAACCAAATGCGGCATTTTTATTAGCCATAGTTTACTCCTATTAGTTAATTATTTTTTTCCAAAAGTGACATTGGATCGTCTATCAGAGTCATACTTAACGTACCGTCCGTCTTTAGCTGCTTCGTTAAACATTGTGTTATCTAAAGCATCTTTCTTACGTTGGGTTTGATTTTCATAATGTGCGTTACGCTCATTACGAGTCTCTACGGGTATTTTCGCTAATAACAATCCCTCACTATAAATTAAACCAGCATGTCTACCATCTTGTGCTATCAAATCAGCATATTCTTTGGGTAAATCGGTCCCTCTTACAAGTTCCCAACATACTCTAATTCTTCTGCTGACGTTAGCTCTGTCCTCCTGGCCCAACATAGATTCACGAATCCATCTGTATTCGTAACCCTCTGGTGGGGGTGGAGTATCAAGTTTACGCACTGGCCTCCATGGTTGTCTTCGAGTTGTATTAGCGTGAGATTCGGACTCACGGGATTTTCTGGATTGTGCCATATCTTTTTCTGATTCAGTCATTTCGCCTCCCTTGTTGCGATTCGTTGTTTTTCTTTTGCAACAGATTTCAACCAAGCGTCTTCCGACATGCCATGTGGTTTTAATCCTTGTAGGCGTTCGACTTCACTTTTTGAAAAGGACACACCGTTCTTATTGCCTTGTGTTTTTTGTCGACTTCCTACGGAAGCGGAGGCGACTCTTTGCACAGCGGGTCTGCCCTCACTTTCTTCGACTTTGCCAGACGCTAAATCTGGATAAACTTTATAAACTCTTGAGTTCAATTCTTCATAATACTCTTCTGAGTCTGGTTCGTAACCCTCTTGCACTAAATTTACATGGGTAAATTGTGCATATTGGGTTGGAGCAGCCTCCGAACCAAACCATTTATTGTTTGAGGCCCATTGTAAAGCCTCCTCTGTTGGTTGTGGTTGGCTATTTTGCTGGACTCCTTGTTGATAACCTTGATTTTGTTGTGTTGCGTCAAAAGCCTGGGCTCCTGCCACAGAATTTTCGCGCTTCTGCCTAGCCAAACGGACTTTTTCTTTTTGAATACTTAACTCACTTTTAAGTGTATCTGCTTTTGACATAAGCTCTGCGTCACCAGAGGCATGTGCTCTTTTGTAGAGATCGTCTGCTTCTCTTTCTTTTGCAGCAACATTTTCTTCTTCTTTTGCTAAAAGTTCTGCTTGTGTTTGATCTACCTGTTGGTAAATAGCTTGCACTTCAGCATTTCTTTGGTTCAAAGCTGCTTCTAGTTGGGCAGCTCGTTCTTCTGTAGCACGATTTCTCGCGTTGAGTTTATTAATACGTTTAGAGACTTTCTTAGAGTAAGACTCTAATTCGTCTTCTGGGGCAGCAGCTTGCTCCTCTTGTGAGTCATTAACTTCTACCTCTATGTCTTCAACCTCTGGCTGAACATTTTTTACTTCGTTTTCACTTGTCATAAGCTAACTATATCATCTGGATTGAGGATGGTGGCTATTACTTCATCATCATTGATGATTCTTACCTCCGCACCATCTTCAAGTTTAAATCTCGAACCAGAGTAGCGTCCGATTAGTACCCATTGTTTTTCTTGACACCACGGTTTGTCACCGTATCTGTCTTTATTGTTGTAACATAACGGGCCCATTTTTACTACATAAGCAACCACAGTTGCCAGGGCCTCACGATCTACAGTGGATTTTGCTAATTCTATACCGCCTTTGGTAACTCTTTTACCAGAGTATGGTAGAACCAAAATACGCCAACCTGTAGGTTGTGGCATACGCTCTAGTATGCTGCCTTCAATTTTTTCTGGATCTAATACTTTGTCGGTGGGACTCACATACGCACTTGCTACGTTTGGAGTTATAATTTTTTTTTCTTCTGCTTTCGCCATCAATTAGCCTTATGTAAATCGCTAAGTTCGTTTGCAATATAGTATAGAGCATTTAGCTCACCTTGCAAATATTTGTAATGTTCCATATCTTTCAA